CATACGCCGTAAAATTATTCAATGAAAAATTACTCTTGCTATATATATCATCTGTAGCACTATAACTAACAACTATAAAAGCGTTTATATAAGACCACCCACCAGCTAAATTAAATACCCCCCTAAATCTAGGTTCAGAAAAATTAAATATTATTTTTGATTCTGTTTTAATTATTTCTATAGGAGTAGTTTCAAAACTATCTTTAAGAATTGGTGATGAAGAATTATTATTAGGAAAATATAAATCAAACTTCAATGATTTGTTTCTCAATATATCAATATCAATATCTATATCTGGATTAATAGGAACTTCTATAGTATTGTACTTAACTCTTAACGATGTAACACCACCTATATTAGTATCATGACCAATTAAATTTGTATTTAATCTAAAAACATTATCGTCTTCTACATAAAAAGTTAAACTATTAAGAGTTGATTTCATTATATCAGATATTTTCATATTTACATTTACAAAAGAAGTTTCTTTCTTTTTGGTATAAAATTTTATAATATCAGACAAATAAATTTTTGTATTAAAATTTGTATTGGAGTCTAACCACTCATAAATTTCTTTCTCAACTTCTTGTTTGTATTCTAGTATATTTGTTAGAGAATTAATTTCAACATCTCCAACAACATCATAATAGTTTACAACTGGAGGTAATGATAAAATTCTAGTGTTTAGTATCATTTTGTTTTCTATGTCATCTCTAATTTTTTTAATATTTTTTGTATAACTATCAGATGGATTTGATGTATATTGTGACTTGTAAAAATTTTCATAATTATACAACATCTTTATGTAATCTGGTAAACTATTTAAATATACACTACCATTACCATAAATAGTGTGTAATGTATTATTATTCTCATCATTATTGTAAATGTTTATTACTTCACAATTGTAATCAGATATTTTATATAAACTAGAAATTAAACAGTAAACAACTACATTTTGTAAATATTTATATGTTGTTATTCCACCATTATCAAAATTTTCTAATTCATCTTGTCCCCACGCTATAGCATTTTTTACTTTTATTAAATTAGTTAAATTCTTGAAATAGACTACAAAATCTTCTTTTGTTACTAGTTTCCCACCAGAAGAAAAATATCCAGGTGCCTTGTTTTTTATAGTCTGATTGCTTTCAAAATCAGAACCATTAGTTATATCACTATTAAAAACAAAAGATACATTACTAGTTATATCAACAATTCCACCAGAACCAGTGGCATATATTCTATCATCCGTAGATAATTTAGAACCCTTTACTGAGTAGTTATTCGCATCAAAACCATCAGTTGATATATATTGAATAAATATACTCTCATTGTCTTTATTTAATCCATTAGATACTATAATACCATCACCAAACCTAATTCGTATTGTTTTATCTGAATTAGTTGTAATAGAACATACATTCAATGGCTTAAATGTAGAAAGTGTTTTTATTACTTCATCATTTAAATAAATAGAACTATCTTCTATATGAAATAAATTATCATTATTAAAAGCAACTGATTCATTTTCACCTATACCAACTTTACACAAACTATCTTGCTTTTGATATTCACCATTCTTCAAAGAACTTGGATCTCTTTTACCATACCAGTTAGAAAATTTAATATCATTTATATCATAAAATTGATAAGCCTTCCCCAACTTAGTTAAATTACTAGAAGCCTTTATCTCCTCTGTTATTAACTCACCCTGAAAAATATTAATACGGTCTAATGTGGTACTACTATAAGCTTTTTCATTTTGTATAACATAATAATCCATAGTATCACTTGGAACAGAAAATGTTAAAGTCTTTGACCAATTAGAATTTTGACCATTAAGTATATCTTCATTTGTGAATTTATAAGAGTAATCACAACATAACATGTATTTTCTTTTATTAAATGTAAAAGATAAACTACTTTGCCTAAATAATATCTCTTGACCAGCAACTAAATTATTAGGTAACCTACCCTTTATTACTATTGATATACTAGATGTTGCGGGTATATTTCGAATAGGATTATAACCTAAATTCTTACCTAATTTAATTACACTAGAATCTAATTTAGCAGTATCTAAATTAGATTCCTCAGCAGTTCTTTGCATATAATAATTAGTCATATCTACAGTAGCTAATAACATTTCTGTAAATAAATAATAAATACTAGCAGATGTCATATTCTTGAATCTCTCATCACTTTTTAATCTAGTGGTGAAATCTTCTAACATCTCTTCAAAAGTAATTCTTGTGTAATCGTTCATATACTATTTATACTATTTTAGGAATGAAGAAATCTGCAGAATATACTAAATTAGTATGTACCTTAGCTCCACATTTACAATCTATCTCTAAATAAGGTTTAATACCAAATTCAACCCTATCTACAAAATGTGCAAATTTAGCAAATGTCATACCATCCATATTAATGATATAATCATAAGCCTTCATTAAACTAATTTTTTCTCCATTAATTTTCTTAAGTTTTGTTGCAAATAATAACATATCTTCATCAACAGCTTCTACTAACATATCATTGTTTTTTGAAATTTGAAGACATTGTGTCTCATCCCCAATTGTTGTATATCCTACCTCCAATTTAGTGTTATCATCCATCTCTATAGTGTTCTCAACATCATCTGATATATAATTAACCTTTATATCATTAAAAGAAGTATCATAAGTATCATTGGTCCCACATTCATCACAATGATATTTTATCTTGTATTTTAAATCATTATATGTAACACTTCTTAAATAAAAAATAAACCAAATTTTATCGTTTAACATAATATCATTTACATCTACACCAATTACATTTTTACTTAATACTGTATTAAAAACATTGTTTACATTTGTTTCTGTTACTGTAGATAAATTTTTCAATTCTGTAGATGTTAGCTTTTTTATATAAATATCATTTGGATAAAATTTCCCCTTTGACGGCATAATATCTTTGTTTAATAATATTGTGTTTTTTGGTAATTCATTGTTTTTTATAATACTTTCTGCTATATTACCCAAATTACCACTGTACTGTTCAACATTTTCTATTTTATTTGATTTCATTTTTTCACCTCATAATGTATATTGATTATGTAGTATTTATAATAAAAAAAAAACACCTCCTAAAAAGAAGGTGTTTAAGTAGTTTGTGTTTTTAAGCTTATGGCTCTTCAGTCTCTGGAAATTCCTGAGTATTTGAAGCGGTTACTGTAGCAGTAGCATAATCTTTACTAAAGATTTCTTCACCAGATACAACAGCAGTCCATTCACTTTGTGGTACATTTAATACTCTCTTATTCAAATCTTTGAATCCAGATGTAGTCATTTCATTATAAATTCCATCTAAATAGGAACTTGTAACAAATAACTCAGGACTCTGAATCTCATCAGTACCAAGTTGGTAAAGATTTGGATTTTGAAGAGTAATATCTTTTTTATAATTATGTGACATTTTATTTTCTCCTTATTTTAATTTTTAATGTTATAACAAATATAAATTAGAATTTATATCCATCTTCTCCACTCAACCAGATATCTTTAGTATCGAACTTTAGAAGACGATAGTAGTTATCAGCACCCAACATATTGTTAGCAAAAGCATAACGACTCATAACCCCAACACGAGGTGAGAAGTCATTAGGATCGATAGCTTGATTGATAACACCAGTTACATAAGGACAGAAAACAATACCACAGTCGTTTACAGACTCGCCTTTATAAGCAAGTAGTACTTCCCCATTATCAACACCATCTAAACCAACAGCTTGGTTATCACGATACACTTTAATGTTACCATTTAATGTACCAATTTCAGGAGTTGCAATAGAACCATTTACCTCAGCAGTAACACGGTTAAACCATGGTTGTGCTTGTTGTAGAACAGAAGCCATATCAGGTGATACTACAGCAATGTTTGCAGAAGCTCTACGAGTTGCAGTTGCAATATCATTAGCAGTTTTTTGAATAATACCCACAATTCGTGAATATCTTTCTTGAGACCAACGACCAACCCATCCAGCATCAACATCATCTGAATCCCCAGATGTACACATAATTGGTTTACAGATAGATTTACAACGACCAATGGTTTCACGGTCAACTTCAGCAGTCATTTCATACTGAAGAACATTAATCATTTCAGCCATCATATCAACACCTTGCATAGTCTTAATATCATGTTGAGATTCCAAGCTAAAGGAAGCAGCAAGCTTTCTGGTTTTAGCTACAATAGATTGTCTGGAGAACATTAAACCAAGTTCAGGTATTTTTCCTCTTCCAGTAGTATCAAATTGGTTAGCAACTTGTTCACTGAAATAATCACCAGTGATTTTCCATGTTTCAGCACTTTGTGTATCAACACCAGTACCAGCATCTTTCTCTCCAGATGTACCAGCGGTAGAACCACTAAATCCAGAATACTCAGAAACAGCTTTCCAAGCAGCTTCTACCATTTTAGTAGGATCTGCAATATCTTTGTATATAAAACGAAGTGCGTATGCCAATCCAACTGGACCAGTTAATGGTTGTACACCAACTAAGACATTAGCAAAAAGATTTGGAAAAGTCCTGCGAACAAGAGCTAAAGAAATAGGAGCAAAAACAGCTTTACCGTCTCCGCCGTGTGGTATCCCTTGGTCAGCACCAACTGGAGCACCAACACCCATTCCAAAATCTTCATTCAAACTTCTTGAAATATCTTGTGTTTGTTGGTTTTGCATCAATACGCTTAGGTTTCTTTTTATATTAGAATCCGCAATACCATTTATTGATAGCTTTTGTGGAATGTTTTTACCACTCCATTTTTCTTGTAGTTCGTTATTATTGTATTTATACATTTTCCCTCCGATGAGTTTATTTATAGTTTATACTTTATTTATAAATTTTTTACAAATAAAATTTACACTGTTATTTTGTTAAACAAATTTTACTGCCCTTGTTAAAAAATCATCATGTTCTTCAACACTTTTTTTAGGCTTTAATTTTTCAGTAATTAAGTCTTCCGTTAAATCTTCAACCTTAAATGATTTAGATACAGGACGAACTTTTTTTTCTTTTAGTAAACTTTTTCTGCTACGCATATCTACAGTAGACTCTTTTATTAAATCAATAAAATCATCTATATCAGATCTTGTCTCAGATAAAGGTTTGTTTCTAAAATGTCTTTCAACTCTCTCTTTTTCCTTAGATCCTAGATTACTAGTTTTTTCAGATATAAGAAGTTTTTTATTAGAACTTTCAACCAAATCAATTAATCTTAAATTTTCATCAAGTTGTTTTTTTAAAGACTTTTGTATTTGAGCGGTTTCAGCTTTAGCTTCTCTAATCTTACGAGAACCACTCATATCAATAGGTACATATTGGTCTTCAAAAAGATTTTGTATTCCATTAATGATTGGTGCATAAGTTTCTGTTAAAGCTGTTTTGTGCAAAAGCTTGTCACTAATTTTTTCAGATATATTAAACTCAAGATATTTATCTATACCCAATACAAGTTTTTCTTCAATCAACCTCAACTCCTCGCCATATTTCTCTGTAAACTTCTCTTCAAAATATTCGTAAATATATTGTTGAGAAGCTTCTTCTAATTTACTTATCTGCTCATCAAGTTTCTTTTGAGCATTTTCAGCAATTTTAGCACATCTGTTTTCACAATATTTATTGGCTAAAATCTCCAATTCAGTGGTTTTCTTTTCTACTGCTTCTTTGATTTTATTTTGAACAAATGTATCAGCTTTTTTAGCAAGGAGATCAGATTCTTCTTTTAGCTTACTTTCAAGGCGAATTTCAACTGCTTTTTCAAATTCAGATTTTATATCTTTCAAATCTTCAGCTGTAACTGCTCCTGCAAGTTTTTCAAGAATTTTGTCCATCTTTTCCTCCATTTATTTTTATGTTTTAAACATTATTAAAATGTCTTTACTAAGTATTTATATAAATATTTAATTATTTTTTACATTGTGAAACCCATCGCTTCTTGACATTATTATAAATTATTGATATAATTCTTAAATGCCATTGAAATGGTTTTACTACCAAAATTATCTAATGAACTTTTAAATTGTTTTATAGATGATTCTTGTTTTATTATATCATCTTTTAAATCTTTTATTTGTTCATAAGAATAAATGTTTTTCTTCTCAACTAATAAACCCGTTTTCTTATTTAACACCCAATTAGAATGTTGCTCAACAGATTCATAAATAGCATCTGTATAAGCAAGTGGTGCACTTGGCATATAAACAGCATCTATAGTAATTAGATTGTAGTTTTCACAAACATAATTATTTTCATCAACATCCCCAGTTCCTCTGGAACTAACGCCCAATCTAACACCATACCTCAATAACTTCCCTAATAAATTACCAGCAGTTAGTTCTTCCATAACTAGAGCTTTACCAATAGCTAAATTACCATCCATAACTAAAGACTTAATCATAATAGCTGCATTATTTAAGTTGATTTCTCCATGGTCTGGATGTTGAAACTCCCCAATAGCTTCATTCGATTCAACTAAAGATTTATATTTATTTACTTCCCTTTCAATTAAAGATCTTCCATATACTCTACCATTTCTATTCCTATCTTCAGCTTGTAAAAAAGGACCAACCATATATAAAGATTTTTTTCCATTTACATCTTCATTTAATGTGTCAATATTTGATGTGACTTCCTCCACCAAAAGTTTTTTATGTTTCATAATTCCTCCGTAAAAATTATTTTATTAATATTTGATTTCTTGAAAAAGGTAAACCAACATGAAAAAAGTTTATATCACCACTTTTGTTTTTATAAATAATTAATTGATCAAGTTTTTTTATATGTTTTTTCAACATACCCTCTAAAAGATTGTTATCTTCACACCATATATCAGCAGCAGCTCCGTATAAATGTGCTGAAGTTATAGAACCACCAACAGCATTGTTTACTTCATTACTCCTGAAACCAGAATTTACAAATATAGGCAATCCCAACTCTTCCCGAACTACATCTAAAAATTTACCCAATTTAATTATATTTTCTAATTGATCAAAACTACTCATTTCGTTGTTTATGTTTTGATTTGTTTTAGTTAATTCTTTTAGTGTAAAATATTTAATACTCATATTATCCCCTACTGTTTATAGTATTTATATTTTTTGATATGAACTAACCCTACTTTAAAAGGTAGGATCTTCCTACTCAAGAGAACTAATGTTCTCAGTATCAATAGGCTCTACGGGCAGTTCCTGCCCTGGTGTATTTATATATAAAAATTATTTTATAAATTTTGTAATTTTAGC